CAGCGTTGCTTGCTTCATCACGTGCCCCTTGTTCGGTTACTCGGCGGGGCGCCCCTTGGTGGCAGCGCGTAACCGTATTAAGTCACAAGTTTGTTTCGTGTGTCAACACAAATTTGTGTCGAAAACGGCGAGCCGACGAACGGTAGGCACAAAGAAAAAGCCCGCACGCGGCGGGCTTGCATGAGCGAGCGCACGTTAAAGCCAACGATCAATTTCACATCGGGCCTCGTCTTGTGGGAAACCATGTTTCGGCTATTCGGCATAAGGGGTGGAAACATGGGTAGGTCACGTCTTCCCGTCCGTGTGGAATTCCGACTCCAGCCGCAGGATGTAGTCCTCGGCGACCCGGCGGATGGTCCGCTCGTGGCAGCCGACGTGCTGGGCGACTCGCGTGAACGTGTCCCGCAGGCACTGCTGCTCGATGAACCCGACGCACCGCATCGTCATGCGCCGACCCTCTTCCATGCTCGCCAGCGGTTGCAGGAACGTCCCGGCGCAGGAGCGGCAGCGGTAGCGCTGCATGCGCACCAGCAGCAGCACCGGGTGGCCTCGGATGGGCGAATCACGGTAGCGAACGACCTTGGGGCCGTGCCGGTAGATGTGCCCCACCACGCCGCACTTGGTGCAGGCGGTGGGCTCGATGCCGTACTCCACCTCCAGCTCGTAGGCTTCGTCGGCCAAACGCTTGTGCAGGACGTTCCAGTCCGGCAGGTCGAGGATGTCGGTCATGGTTCAGACCAGCTCGCGCTGACCGAGGCGCTCGACGATCCTCTTGCACTGGCTCTCGCGCACCTCGATACCGATAGCCCGGCGCCCGGTCTTGCGGGCCACCGCGAGCGTCGTTCCGCTGCCGGCGAAGCAGTCCACCACCAAGCCACCCTCCGGTACGCTGTAGAGCACCAGCGGCGCGACTATGTCCTCCGGTTTCTGCGTTTCGTTCACCGCGTAGCCGTGGCAGCTCCGGGCGTAGATAACGCTGCTCATCAGGCGCGGGCCGCCGTCCTCGCTCAGGTAGGTGTGGGCGCCGATGTCGCCCCACTGCGGAGGACGCCGTTTGCGACGCACCACTTTCGCCGTCGCGTCGTTCGTGAACTGCGGCGCCCTGTACAGCGCACGCCAGTCGCCGCGGTAGAAGTGGACAGCATGCTCGTGGACTCGCCGAAACCGGTCCGCACTGCTGTTGGACCCGTTGTGCTTCTCCCACACCACATCCTGCGCCATGCGCCAGCCGACGAGTTCCGTCGCCCGGTCCAAGAACATGCGCATCGACCCGAAGCACCACATCTGGTCCGAGACCGCCGATGCCAGCTCCGGCCACCCCGCCGGCCAGCGATCCCACTCCAGACTGGTCTCGGCGTAAGGGGGGTCGGTGACGATAGCGTCGGCGCGCGGGAGCAGGGGCAACAGTTCCTCTGCGCGACCGAGATACAAGGTCACCGACCCATCTTCGTAGTAGGGGGCAATCATCCGCATTCCACACGTTATGCCGAAGTCTCATTGTAGCTCAGACCATGCCTTTACACACGCTTTGCCGAATAGCCCATGTTTCATTGTCGGGTGCCGGTACAAACAAGTCTGTGCCTGTCGATACCGCTTGACGGGTCACAAGTTTGTGCCCGACAATGGGCGGCATGGACTGGCCCACGACACTCAAGCAACTGAAAGCTGACCGCGGCAACTGGGCGGCGGTCGCCAAGGTAACCGGCCTTACGCGAATGCAGGTATCGCGCATCGCGGCCGGGGTTACACCCAATCCGCGGATCGACACTGCCCAGAAGATCGCGACCTACTACGAATCCCGCACCGAGGCCGCCTGACCATGGTCGACGACGGCAAGCGCAGCGAATTGCTCAACGACCTGCAGGGGCGATAGCGCGTGGCCAAGGGGTTGCGCTACACCGAAGAGCAGTTCCGCGAGCACGCGGCCAAGCGCACGCGGTTCCAGCGCGGAGCGGAAGTGATCGACACCGCGCACATGGTCGAGCCGGCCAGCGCGGCGAAGTACAACAACAAGCCCACCAACGGCTACGCCAGCAAGAAGGAAGCGCGCCGCGCGGCCGAGCTCAAGCACCTGCTCGCCGCCGGCTCGATCTCCGAGCTGCGCGAACAGGTCTGGTATCTGCTCATCCCCAAGGCCATCGGCGAGGACGGCCGCGTGGTCGAGCGCGCGTGCTCCTACGTCGCCGATTTCGTCTACCGCGACGCCGCCGGCCGCGAGTGCATCGAGGACTGCAAGGGCATGCGCACCGACGCCTACCGCATCAAGCGCAAGTTGATGCTGATGGTCCACAACATCCGCATCCTGGAAACGTGAGCGGCGGCCAATGCTCGTCACCTTCCGCGAAACCGCGGGCACGCTCGCCGGCAACGGTTACCTGCCGGTTCCAATCCTGCCGTTCTCCAAGCGGCCGGCGATCGCCGCGTGGGAGAAGTACGAGTTCGGGCGCTCGCCGGCCCCGCGCGTAGACCCGAAAAGCGGTTGCGGCATCCTCTGCGGCCTCGTCCGCGGCATCGACATCGACGTGATGCGCCCCGAGCTCGCGCGCGAGTTTCGCCTGCGCGCCGAAGAAATCTGGGGCCGCATGCCCGCGCGCACCGGCCTGGCGCCCAAGGTGCTCCTGCTCGTGCGGACCGCGCGCACCGGCAGCAAGCTCGTCTCCCTCAGTTTTCGCTTCCCCGACGATCCGCCGGGCGCCAAGCCGCATGCGGTCGAGATCCTGGGCCTCGGGCAGCAGTTCGTCGCCTATGGCATGCACCCGGACACTCGCGCCGCCTACACGTGGAACGGTGCCGGGGAACCCCTCGAGGTGCCGTTCGAGCAGTTGCCGATCGCCAGCGACGACGAGCTCTTCGGCTTCCTGCAGTGGGCCAACAACCGCCTGCTCGACGCCGGCGGTGTTCCTTGCGGGAAACTCGCGCACCAGGACAACGAGGCGCGCTCGAGCAACGACGAGCTGGCCGCCCACGACCCCGAGGAATGCGCCGCGGCCGTCGCCGCAATCCCCAACGCCGACTTGCATTGGGACGACTGGGTGTACGTCGGCCTGGCCATCAAGGGCGCGCTGGGCAACGATGGCCTGGCCGTGTGGCACGAGTTCTCGCGCCAGTCGGCCAAGTACGATCCCGAGTTGACCGCGGCGGCGTTCCGCTCGTTCAAGCCGGAACGCATCGGCGCCGGCACGCTGTACCGCATGGCGTTCGCCGCGGGGTGGGAGCGCCCGCTGTTCCCGGTCGACATCAGCGGCCTTTTGGGCGCGCAAAAGCCCGCGGAGGCATCCACACCCCTCCTACTCGACTACGACGCGTTGCGCGCCGCGGTAGGCCCTCTCGCGTGGCTCGTAAAAGGCATCCTGCCGGCGAATTCCATCGGCAGCGTGTACGGCGCCAGCGGCACCTTCAAGTCGTTCCTGGTGCTCGACGCCTGCCTGCACCTGGCGCACGCGATCCCATGGCTCGGCCGGCGGTCCAAGGCCGGCGGCGTGGCCTACGTGGCGGCCGAGGGCGGCACCGGGCTGCTCGCGCGCATCGACGCATGGCATCAGCATCACGCGCGCGACCCGCGCGCCGCGGCCTTCCGCGCCTGCATCGCCCCCCTGACTCTCGACCAGAAGGCCGATCTCAAGCGCCTGTCGGATGCGCTGGAAGTCGAGCGGGAGCGCATGGGCTCGCTCGCGCTCGTGGTGCTCGACACGCTGTCGCAGACCATGAGCGGCGACGAGAACGAGGCGCGCGACACCGCGGCCTACCTGCGCGCGATCGGCGGCTGGCTGCGCGATCGGTTCCACTGCGCGGTGCTCATCGTCCACCACACCGGCAAGGACGCGAGCAAGGGGCCGCGCGGCTCGTCGGCCATCCGCGGCAACCTCGACTTTCTGTTCGAGGTCGAGCGCGTCGAAGGGACCATGGCGGCCACGCTCACCGTCAAGAAACAGAAGGACGGCCGCGACGGCGACGTGCTGGCCTTCAACCTCGTGCGTGTGGTGCTCGGCCAAGACGAGGACGGCGACGACCTGACGAGCCTCGTGGCGGTCCACCACGACACCGTTGCCGAGCTTCTGAAAACCGGTGCGGAGCGCCTGACCAAGTACGAGCAATGGCTCGTGGAAATCATCGGAAAGGGCAAGCTCTACGGCGATTCTCGGGACGAATTCTATGCAAAATGCGGCGATGATAAGGCGGACACGAAAAAGCGCGCATTTGCGCGTGCTATCAAGTCGCTTATCGACTGCGGACAGGTTGTGCAAAGGAACAATTGTTTATTCCCGAGGGGCGACGATGAGTGAAACGGGACACGAGCGGGACAAAACGGGACAAAGCGGGACAAAGCGGGACAAGCCGGCCAGGCGAGGGCGGGACAAACGGGGACACGGTGACGGGGGCCCCTCAAAGAGGGGGGCCCCGTTTGTCCCGCCTGCCGGTGTCCCGACTTTTGCCGCCATCGGCAACGTGATCCTGGTGGGCGGAATGCGGCGACGTTGGGTGTGCATTGATGAGAAAGAGTGCGTTCGGAGGGATGGGAAGCCTTCAAAGATCTTTTATTGGCAAACATCCTGCAAAACGTGCGGATTGGCTTTTGAACAAACCACTGGCTCCTACTTCATCGGCGATCCACCGGCGCTCGGCGTCGCCAACTGCGGGGAGTGCCGGAAGAGCAAGCCTTGACATCGGAGTCATACACGCGCGCAGGAGGGATCGTGTCGGACGCAATGTGCACCGGGAAAACGAAATTCGGCAGCTTCGTGGAAGCGACGCGGAAAGCCCGCAAATCGCGCCTGAAACAGCACGAGGCACTACGGCCGTACCACTGCCGCGGGTGCGGCGGCTGGCACTTCGGGCATGCGACGAGCGCGGCCAACTCGCACCACACCAAGGACTACAAGTACCGCCGCGCACAACTGGTGTTCAAGGAATCGGCATGACGCTCGAGGACCGCTTGACCAACTGGGGCGAGTGCTGGCGCTCTCGCGTCCGCGCCGGCCGCGATCTGGTCGCTCGCGGCGTATGGAGCACGCGGCGCGGCTACGGCAACGCCTACCACTGGGACAGTTGCGGCGAGCTGTCCGCGCGCGGCGTGGCGATCGGCAGCGCGCCTACCACGGCTTCCGGCGTCGACCTGGCCGACGCCCAGGCCGTCGAGTCGGCGGTGTCGGCGGTGGAGATCTTCCACCACGTCATGCTCAAGGGCCACTACGTCAGGCTGTGGACGCCCGAGCGGACCATGCGGATCGCGCGGCAGGCGTCGGGGGTCGGCAACCCGCGCGGCAGGGGCGACTACGAGGCGAGCTTGCGCATGGCGCGCGCGCTGCTTGCGGAGGTGATCGACCGGCCGGCGGTCATTAGGCGGGAGCGGGCGGCCCGCGCGGCGGCATTCGCGCTCGATCTGCCGGTGTCGCTGGTGGGGGAGGCGGTCTATGCGTAAAGGGCTTGCGTTCCACGTGAAACCTGTGCGAGACTCCGGCGCACAACCCGATTCTCCGCGATTCTCGCGTGATGCTGCGACCCTGACAGGGGGTCGCGGCGTCGGCGGAATCCGGCCAGAAGCCCCGAGCGAGTAACCGCCGGGGCTTTTCGTTTTCAACCTGGGAGCAACCCATGTCCAAAGCCAAATCGAAGAAGCCGATGCCCAAGCCAGGCAAGGGCAAGGCTTGCTAGGTGTCCGATCTGCTCTCGTTCGACGTGGCCGAAGTCAACGGCGTCCCGTCGTTCATCTTCAAGCCCAAGCCGATCGCGGCGGCCATCCGCCGCATGTACGGCGGCGCACGCCTCGACGCGCTCGTGCAACCCATGGGCCAGCGCATGCGCAACGCCCTGCGGCTCGCACGGCAGCGCCTCGATCGACGCAACGATCGCCGCTGATGGCCTGGGATTCGTTCGTCTCCACGCGCTGGCACTTCGTTCCCGCCTCCTGGGCCGAAGTGATGCGCCTATCAGAGCAGTGGCAGCGTGCGTTCACGAACGCGCGCATCATGGCCACCTTCGGTTGACGTGGCGCGCAAGGGCGCGAAAGCGCCAGTGAAGCGAGCGGCATATTCCGCAGCACTGACCGCACGCATCTGCGGCGAGCTCGCCAAGGGCGAGTCAGTATCGGACATCTGCCGTCAGGCGTGGGCGTGCAGCGAGTCGACGTTCTACGAGTGGCTGAACAAGCACCCTGAATTCCTCGCGGCGTACGAGGTCGCCAAGGCGGCCGGGCTCGAGCGCATGGCGAACGGCATCACGGCGATTGCCGACGACTGCCCGAACACGCCAGAGGGCATCAACAAGGCCCGCCTGCGCATCGACGCGCGCAAGTGGGTACTCGCCAAGCTTGTGCCCAAGAAGTACGGCGACAAGGTAGAGCTTGACCATCAGGGCTCGCTCACCGTCGAGGTCGTCCGCTTTGGCGACGGTAAGGCTGCCGGCTAACGGCTGGCAGCCACGCGCTTACCAGCGCCCGCTGTGGGATTACCTGGAAGGCGGCGGCACTCGCGCGTTCGTCGTCTGGCACCGGCGCAGCGGCAAGGACGACGTGTGCTTGCACCGCACCGCCATCGCGATGCACGAGCGGGTCGGAACCTACTGGTACATGCTGCCCGAGCAGGCGCAGGGGCGAAAGGCAATTTGGGACGCGGTGAACCCGAAAACGGGCAAGCGCCGCATCGACGAGACGATCCCGCCGAGTATTCGCGATGCGACGCGCTCGCAGGAAATGCTCATCAAGACCCGCAACGGGTCGACGTGGCAGGTCGTCGGATCGGACAACTACAACAGCCTGGTGGGCTCGCCGCCGATTGGCATCGTGGCGTCGGAGTGGGCGCTCGCCAAGCCGGCCGCGTGGGCGTATCTGCGTCCGATCCTGCGCGAGAACGGCGGCTGGATCGTGTTCAACACCACGCCGCGCGGCAAGAATCACGCGCACCGCATGCTGCAGGGCGCGCAGGACGATCCGAAGAATTGGTTTGCGCAGGTGCTCACAGCGCAGCAGACGGACGTGTTCACGCCAGCGCAGCTGGCGCTGGAAAAGTCGGAACTGCAAAAGGACTACGGTGCCGCGGTCGGGCTGCAAATGTTCGACCAGGAGTACATGTGCTCCTTCGATCAGCCGGTGGTCGGCGCGGTGTACGCGGCCGAGATATCCGAGGCGCGCGCCGGCGGCCGCATCCGCAACGTGCCATACGACCCGGCAATCCCGGTGCAAACGTGGTGGGACATCGGCGGCGCCGGTCAAGGTGGCGACGCGACTGCCATCTGGTTCGTCCAGGTGCTGGGCCCGGAGGTGCGCTTCCTGCGCTACTACGAGGCCACCGGCCAGAATTTCGCGCATTACGTCGCGGTGATCGAGGCGACGAAGTATCGCTACTCAAAGCACTGGCTGCCGCACGACGCGCGCGCGAAGTTCTTGGGCACCGGGCGGTCGATTCAGGAAATGGCGCGCGAGCAACTGCCCGGCGGCGCCGATGCGGTCGCGATCTCGCCCGCGGTCAATGTCGAGGACCGCATTGCCGCGGCCCGCATGCTGTTCCCGCGCTGCTACTTCGACGAGCGCAACTGCGCGGACGGTTTGGACGCGCTCACCAACTACCGAAGGGAATGGGTCGACAAATTGGGCCAACTCGCTGCGCAACCTCTTCACGACTGGTCGAGTCACGGCTCGGATGCGTTCGGAGAGGTCGCGCTTACGGTGAAGGAAGCGCCCAAGCCCAAGCCCAAGCGGGTCGCCGTCCAGCATAGCGGCGGGGTGTGGGGGTGACGCCGGGCGGCCAAACGATCATGGGCGACTACGAGCGCCTGCACGACGAGCCTGACGACGAGACGAAGGAACCCGACAACGCCGACGTGGTGCAGTCGCCGGCCGGCGAGGAAATCGAAGCGCCGAAGGGTGAGGAAGCCCGCGAGATCGTCGAGCGCGCCAAGCGCCGCTACGAGGAAGGGCTCGACCGCGACAAGGACAATCGCGACGAGGCGATCAAGGACAAGAAGTTCTGCTTCGTGCCCGGAGAGCAGTGGGAAGAGGACACCAAGCAGAACGAGCGCAAGGGGCGCATCTGCCTCGAAATCAACCAGTTGCCCCAGTTCGTCAACCAAGTCGTCAATGACCTGCGGCAGAATCGCGCCGGCATCCATGTCACGCCAGAGGGCGGGGGCGATGATGGCGCGAAGCAGGAGGCCGAGCGTCGGCAGGGCATCATCCGCGGCATCGAGTACGAGTCGCGCGCCGACACGGTGTACGACCAAGGCGGGTCCGATGCGGTCGTAGCTGGGCGCGGCTGGTGGCGCGTGCTCACGGAATACCGAGCCGATCGCTCATTCGACCAGCGCCTGGTGATCCGGCCGATTGCCGATTTCTCGACGGTCGTGGCCGATCTCGACTATCTCGAGCCCGATGGGTCGGACCGCGGGTGGGCCTTCGTCACGGAGACGATGACCAAGGCCGCATTCGAGGCCGCGTGGCCCGATGCGCAGGCCATCGACTGGTCGGAAGCGCCGAATTCCAAGTGGTTCGACGGTGCGGAGCGCATCGTCGTGGCCGACTATTACGAGCGGGTATGCACCAAGCGGTCGCTGGTGCTGCTGTCCGATGGCACGGTGTACCTAGAAGGCGTGGACCCGCCGCCGCCGTTGCCGGCTGATGGGTCAATCAAGGAAGTGCGGCGCCGGCCGTACGACGATTGGCGCGTCCGCTGGTTCAAGTTCGCAGGCGGTCAGCAGATCCTCGCCGAGTATGCGTGGAAGGGCGGCACGATCATTCCGGTGATCTGCTGCGTCGGCAATGAGGCGGTGATTGAGGGCGAGCGCCGCTATTGGGGCTTGATCCGATTCGCGCGCGATCCGCAGCGCATGTACAACTTCGCGCAGTCGACCATTGCTGAAACGGTCGCACTGTCGCCCAAGTCGCCGTGGATGCTGGCCGAAGGGCAGGACGAGGGTTACGAGCAGGAATACGAGCTCTCCAACCGCCGCAACTACTCGGTAATGCACTACAAGCCGCGAACGCACGAGGGCAACCTCCTGCCGGCGCCGCAGCGCAACCAGCCGGCGCAGGTGCCGACCGGGTTGGTGGAGATTGCCAACGTCTCCCGCGGTGATCTGCGGTCGACCATCGGCATCTACGACCCGTCGCTCGGGCAGAAGAGCAACGAGACGAGCGGGATCGCGATTCAACGGCGCGCAGCGCAGGGCGACGTTGCCACTTTCAATTTCCCCGACAATCAGGCGCGCGCTATCTCGCTGACCGGGCGTGTGATCGACGAGCTGTTGCCGCACTACTACGACGGCGAAATGCGGCAAGTGCCGACGGTGAGTGAGGACGGCAAACCGGGCATGGACACGATCAACGTGCCCACGGCCGGCGGCGTGCTGAACGGACTGTCGAAGGATAAGACGTTCACGATCCGCGTCGAGGCGGGCCCGTCGTACCAGACGCAGCGGCAGGAAGGGCGCGAATCCATGATGGCGTTCGTGCAGGCGTTCCCGCCGGCCGCGCCGCTGGTGGGCGACTTGATCGCGAAGCAAATGGATTGGGAGGGCGCCGACGCTATCTCGGAGCGGTTGGAGCTCATGCTCCCGCCGCAGATCCAGCAGGCGCTACAGGCCAAAAAGAACGGCGGCCAAGCACCGCAGATCCCGCCCGAAGTGCAACAGCAGATGCAACAGCTACAGGGCCAGTTGCAACAGATGCAGCAGGGGATGCAACAGCTTCAGGCGCGCAATCAGGAGCTCGAAAGTGGGGCCGCGCAGAAAGCGCAACAGGCGCAAGTGGATGCCGCGGCCAAGCAGCAACAGGCGGCGCTCGACGCCCAGGCGCGCGAGCAGCAAGCGCAGCGCGACGCCAATGTGGCGGTGCGCGAGGCCGAGATCAAGGCGTCGACCGACGAGCGGATCGCGATCATCAACGCGCGCACGAAACTGCGCGTTGCGGAGATCACCCAGGGCATCAACATCCCGTTGCCGGCGATGGAAAACGGGGATTTCGCGGGCGGCACGCCGTTCGCAGGAGCCTAGAGCATGGCGACAACCTTTCAGAAAATCCCGGTCGGAGTGTCGGCGGTCATTCCGGTGACGCCGCTGCTGAATGTGTCCGCGGGGCCTTCGGTGCTCGGCGGCACAGTGCTGGTCGAGTTCTCGGTCGACGGGCGCAGCATGTGGCAGCCGTGGACGTACGGCACGATTTCGCAGGGCGGCTCGTTCCGGGCGCCGGTCAACGGCTACGTGCGCATCACGGCGGCGGTGTCGCCGGCCAACGTGTTCCTGGTCGATGTGTCGGGTGCCAACACCCAGTTCGTCGACCAGCTGCTGAACGTCAACAACGTGTTGGCTTCGGCCAGCGCGACGACGGAGCAAGTGCTCCTGTCGGTGCGCATCCCGCCGCGGTTCCTGACGCCGAATTTCGCGATGGACATCGACTTGGCGGTGTCGCTGACCAACAACGTCAACGTCAAGACGCTGCGCGCGCGGTGGGGCGGGGTCGGTGGCACGGCCTTGTTCACGTCGCCGTCGCTGGCGAGCGCGCTCAACTACAACGCCGAGTTCACGATCGCCGGCCGTGGTGACGGATCGAGCTTGATCGGCTTCGGTCCCGGCGCGTCGGGTGGTTGGGGCGTGTCGACTACCGCCTACCCCACGGCGACCTTCGACTACATCAACCAGGAGTCCGAGTTCGTCATCACCGTGACGAAGGCCACGGCGGGCGATACCGCGCAACTGGAAGGCGTGACGATCACCACGTACTAGGCAGTCGCAGCACCGCTTACCGGTTGGCGTTCAACCGGGCTAGACGATAGGCCGCCGAGGTTGGGCGGCCTTTTCGTTTTCTTGGGGCCTACCCATGCCGAACGACAACGATCCGTTTTCGATGGACAACTACGCGGCGGCGCGTGAAGAGCACTTCGCCGCGCAGTCGGACCCGGCGCCCGTAGCGCCTGCTGTTGACCCTGCTGCGCCCTCAGCGCAAGACCCCGCGAATCCAGGGCCCGCGGACACCACGGCCGATCCGGCCGCCGCACAACCGCAAGCGCCCGTTCCCGAACCGGAACAACAGCGGCGCGCGCGAGGCGTGCAAAAGAGGATCGACGAACTCACGCGACGCGCTGCAGAAGCGGAACGGCGCGCGGACCTGTTGCTCGATACGCACCGGAAACTGGTCGAAGGCCAGATTCAGGCGCCGCGAGCGGCGGACCCGCCCGCACGACCGGCGGATGCGCCACCGCGGGAAGAGGACTATCCGGGCGATTACCGCGCGTTCCTGCGCGCCGAGGCGGAATACGCCGCGACGCAACGGACGGCGCGGATGCTGAACGAGGACCGGCAAGCGCGCGAGCGCGAGCAGTCCGACCGGCAGCAGCAAGAGCAGCAGCAACGGCAACTTGGGCAGGTGCGGGAAGTGTTGTCGGATTTCGACGCGCGGAAAGAGGCTTTCGTCAAGGAAGCCCCGGACTACGACGTTGCGATTCAATCGCTCGACGAGATTCCGGTCGGGCCGCACAACGCCGCCATGGTGCAGACGCTGCTGTTGCGACCGGATAGCGCGCGGGTGCTCTACCACTTGGGGCGCAATCCCCAAGAGGCGCACCGGATCTCGCGCATGCCTCCTGCCCTGCAAGGCGCGGCCATCGGCGAATTCGCCGCTTCGGTCAACCGCGCGCCGCAACCATCCAACGCACCGCCTCCGGGTCGTGCCGTCTCGGGAATGCGCCCGCCGTCAGGTGGGATGCCCGCGACTGGCTCGATGGACGACTACGCGACCTGGCGCAAGCGGCAAATGAGGGCATAGCATCATGTCAAACGGTTTCCAGAACCCCGTAGCGTACACCAGCGAGTGCCTGTTCTCGCTGGTCAACGAGCTCGTGTTCACCAAGAATGTGGTGCGCGAGTACGACGACAAGTTCGCGCACAAGGGCGCGCAGATCGGCGACACGATCAACATCCGTCGCCCGGCGCGCTTCACGGTGTCGAGCGGCGCTGCGCTGTCGACGCAGGACTACACCGAAACGTCGATTCCGCTGACCATCAACAGTCAGAAGCACATCGACACGACGTTCACGTCCGTCGAGCTCACGCTCAAGGTCGAGAACTTCGCCGAGCGGATCATCAAGCCGAAGATGATCCAACTTGCAAACCAGATCGACCAGGACGGCCTGCAGACGGCCACCGGCTTAATCGGCAACCTGACCGGCACAGCGGGCACGTCGCCGAACAACATCAGCTTCATCACGGACGCCGGCCGCAAGCTCGACGACTTCTCGGCGCCGCGCGACGGCAAGCGGTTCCTGCTGATGGACACGGCGTCCAATGCGTCGATGATCAACGCGCTGTCGGGGTTCTTCAACGACCCGCGGCTCGTGTCGTCGCAGTACAAGGACGCGGTGTTCGTCGACGGCACCAACACGATCGGCTTCAAGCTCGGGATGTCGCAGAACATCTACCGGCAGACGACGGGGCCGCGCGGTGGCTCGCCGGTGGTCAACGGTGCGGCGCAGGGCCTGACGGCGGGGTGGGCGAACAGCGGCACGCTCATTACCAACGGCTGGACGGCGTCGGCAGCGCAGCGCGTGGCAGCCGGCGACGTGTTCACCATCGTGGGCCACACCGCGGTGAACCCGGTTACGCGGCAGTCGACGGGCCAGTTGATGCAGTACGTGGTGCTGGGCAACCAGTCCTCGGACGGCGCGGGCAACCTGACGCTGAACATCAGCCCGGCCATCATCACGGCGGGTCCGTTCCAGAACGTGGTGGCGGCGCCGACCAACGGCAACGCGCTCACGTTCGTGGGCACGGCGTCGACCCAGTACGCGCGCAACCTCGCGTGGCACGAGTCGGCGTTCACGCTGGGCTGCGTCGATCTGGTCGACGTTGGCCAGTTGGGCGCGTGGGGCGCGCGTCGCCAGTGGAAGGGCATTTCCCTGCGCGTGGTGCGCCAGTACGCGATCTCGACGGACACGGTGCCGGCGCGCGTTGACGTGCTCTATGGCTGGGCGGCGCCGTACCCCGAGTTGGCCTGCCAGCAAGTCGCGGCGTAAGCCGCACGCAAGCGGTTCCTCCGTGGTATTTCCGGGCGCTTTCGGGCGCCCGGTTTTCTCCCTTCGCGGGAGCGAGAAAGGGGTATCAAATGGCAATCGGCAAGATCAAGCACGTGTACTTCGGCCCCAAAGACCCCGAAACGGGCGAGCCTGCGGAAGAGCCGGTGTACGTTCACCAGGAGTACCCGCGCACGCTGTATCACCCGGATTGGCCGGGCTTCCCGCGCGAGGGCAAGGTGTTCGACGACGAGGCGGCCGTGACGGCGGCGCTGGCCGATGGCTGGGTGCGCAATCCGGCCGATGCGGACGCGATCACCGAGCCGTCGCAGGATCAGTTGCGCGCGATCGAGGAAGCGAAGTTCGCGGCCAAGATCGGCAAGCCGGTTGACGGCGAAGCGGCCCCGCGCAAGGTCGGACGGCCGCCGAAGGCGTAACGCATGACGACGGCGCGCGATCTCGTCACGGCGGCCATGCAGCGCAACGGGACGCTGATGCAGAACGAATCGCTCGCGGGCGAGGATGCGGCTACGGCCCTGTCCTCGCTCAATCTCATGCTCGACGCCTGGGCGCTCGAGCGGCTGATGATCTACGGCACGTACGTCGACACGCTGACGATGACGCCGTTGACCATCGCCTACTCGTCGTCGCAACTGGCGTCGGGTCTGCGGCCGGCGGCCAAGCCGCTGGCGGTCAATGTCCGGTTTCCGGGGCAGCCGATCGACTGGCCGGTGGAGATCATCGGCGAGAAGGTCTACCAGGATTTGACGCTCAAGTCTGCGCCGGGGATTCCGACGCGGGTGTGGGTCAACCAGACGATGCCGCACATGGCGTTCACCTTCTGGCCGGCGCCGTACACCAATTTTACCGCGCGGTTCAGCGTGTGGGGCTTCCTGGGCGGCGGGGTGCTGACGCTCGATACGGTGCTGACGCTGCCGGCTGGGTATCAGGCGTGCATCGTCGACAACCTGGCGGTGCGGGTGGCCAAGGATTTCGGTAAGTCGGTCGACGACGAGTTGCGCTCGTCGGCCACGATGTTGAAGGCAGCAGTGAAGCGGAGCAACACGGAGCCGCGGGAAATGCGAACGGAGCTTCCGGGCGCGACCCGCACACGGTACGACATCAACGGGGATCGATAACCATGCCAGCAGGCGTTGCGAACTACGGAACGACGGGAACGGATCGGCTGACGCTCGACCATTGCGAGCTTATGCCGGGCCTTATCTGGGCGGTGGAGGTGCGCGAGGAAGTGACCTCGGGCGGCATCGTGCTGCCGGATGTCGAGGACGCGCAGAAGGTGCGCGTGGGCTGCTGCTTCGCGCGCGGCCCCGGCGAGATGGACGACAACGGCGGCGAGAAGCGGTGCTTCATCAAGGCCGGCGATTACTTCCTGTTCGGGAAGTACCAAAGCGGCGGTGAGCCGCTGAAACTGAACGGGCAGACGATCCTGCAGTTTCGGCAGGGCGACGTAGCGGCGAAGCTGACGGTGCCCACGAAGGGTATGGTGACGGCGGCCAACAAGGCGCGCGCGGTGCTGCTGGGCGAGCCCGGCCCGGTGCTGCAAGCGGTCGCGTAGTCGATGCCGAAGGCGATCGTTCCGCTCTTTGGATCGGGAACCTTCGGCAAGTCGAGCAATGTCACTGCGCAACGGCGCGTGAACCTGTACGCGGAGACGTTCAACGACCCGGACAAGACGCCCAAGGCGTTCTACCCGCGGCCGGGGCTGCTCAAGGGATTCAACGACGACAACGCACCGTCCGCGTTTCCAGGCGGTCCGGTTCGTGGGTTGATCGTCACCCCCACATCGTCGTTGACCTCAACGGAATATGTGAGGGCCGCGCAAGGAAACAAGGAGTTGTTTGCGACGTCGCCGGGACGGTTCCTGTCTGCTGCTGATTTCTACCTCACCAGCAACGGCGTGGTGCAGTTCGCAAGCAATGGCACCAACACGCTATCCGTCGATGGCGTCACCGCCTACCTGTCAGGTGTCGGTAAGTTCTCCGATATTCCTATCTCCAACTTCCCCAATGGGGCGCGGTCGATCTGCTTCATTGCTGGCCGCTTCGTGGTCGACGATCCGGGGTCGCCCGGGCGCTTCCGGTGGTCCGGGGTGTACGACTACACCGACTGGAACCCGCTCAACTTCGCCACAGCGGAAGCGAATCCCGATCCACTGATGCAGGTGTTCGAGCGCGGCGGGGAATTGCTGCTGTTCGGCAATCGCACGTTGGAGTTCTGGCAGCCGAGCGGCGACAGCAATGTGTTCGTTCGGGTCGGTGGTTCCGGGATCGATTGGGGCCTGGCCATCTTCGACACGCCGCGCAAGGCGAACGATTCCGTTCTGTTCCTCGGGCGCAACCTCGGCGGCCAACCGCAGGTGTGCAAGCTCGACGGCTACACGGTACGGGTGGTGTCGACGCCCGACGTCGAAAAGCGCATGAATGCGGCGATCACGGCCGGCGCGTTCATCACCACGTCCGTGGTCACACACTCGGGTCATACGTGGTACATCGTCAATTGCGCGGATACCTCGTTCGCCTACGACCTGTCCACCAACCTGTGGGACGAGTGGCAGACGACGGACCCGGTGACGGGTCAGCCGGGCCGGTGGGCGGGCCAGTATTCGTCGCAGTACCGAAACACGTCGATCGTCACCGACTACCGCGACGGCCGGGTGTACTACCTCGACGCGGACCGCTACACCGACGACACAACGCCGATCGTGCGCGAGTTGATTTCTCGCCATGCCTTCGTGAATCTCGAACGCATGACGCTGTGGGAGCTGCAACTCGATCTTGAGGGCGGCGTCGGCATCAGCACCGGGCAGGGAAGCGATCCGCAAATAATGATGCGGATCAGCAAGGACGGCGGTCACACGTGGAGTAGCGAGCGGTGGCGCGGCATCGGACCGCAGGGGCAGTACCGCAAGCGCGTGGTGTGGCGCAAGCTCGGTGTCTCGGATGATTGGGTGTTTCACTTCCGCGTTTCTGACCCGGTAAAAACCGTGTTCATGAACGCGGCCGCGGACTTCGGCAAGTAGCGTGGCGATCCAACTCGGCGCCATCCCCTCGACAGCGGCGCAACTGGTGGACGAGCAGGGGCGCGCGACGCGACCGTTGCAGGCGCTGTTCACGGCGATTCGCTCGGCGTTCGCTGCGGTGCCGAGCAGCAGCGGGCAGGGCGACATCTGGCGCAATCGTCGCGTCAGGGTTGCGGAGATATTCGCCGCGGGCGGCCAGTCCATCGGAATGCCGCTGATTATTCCGAGTTCCACGCCGACTCCATCGTCCGCGTCCTACTACGCGAGTTTGGCGCGGGGGAGGTTCACGACCGCAGCCGGCGCGGGATCGGCGGCCGGGTACAACGGCGCATTGAGCTCGCTTTATTACTGGCTCGGGAACGCTGCGGGCTTGGGTGGCTTCCGCGTGGAAATCCGCTTCGGCATCGACACCACGGTGGCCACCACGCGGTTGGGCTTCGGCTTGGCAACGGGCGCACTGAACCTCGCAGCGGTCGATCCTTCGTCGGTGCTCAACTGCATCCTATGCGGCGCGGACAGCGCGGACACCACGTTGCAGATCATGAGCAACGACGGCGCCGGGGTCGCAACGAAGATCAACCTTGGCGCCAACTACCCGGTGACGAATAACGCCGTCTACCGCGCCGTCTTTGAGACGGTGGCGAACAGCCAAGTGGTGGCGTACACGGTGACGCGCGAGGACACGATTGTTACGCCCGTCACCGGCACCATCACCACAAACTTGCCCAGCAACACCACATTCATGGGCGCGGTCGGCTACATCGGCAACGGCGCGACGGCAGCAATCGCAGCAATGGGCTTGATCCGCGTTCTGGCAGAAGAACCCGTCCCCCAATAGGAGCAATGCAATGGCCTTTTCCCTCTACGATCTGGCGCGCGGCGGGTTCAGCCGGGGCCGTCCCGGCGGCTACGTGAACGGCTATCAACCGACGCAGCCGTACGGCACTACCAACGACCGCAACTTGCCCGGTGCGTCGTCCCCGCCCGGCATCGGAACGGGCGCCGCCTCCGACCTCACCGCGACCCCGTACAGCGGCGGCTATGCATCGGGCACCGCTGCTGACCGCGGCGGTAGCGTCACCAACCAACCCGGCTTCGGTGCCAAGCCGGTGTCAACCACGCCCTACTACGCGGGCGCGCAGACCAACGGCACCACGATGGCCACCAACGGCGCGGGCACCGCCAACGTCACCGGCTCGGCCACGATCAACAACGGCATTGGTGCCAGCTACGGCACCAGTCCCGGCGTGGTCGGCGGCACCTACAGCGGCACCGGCATGGGCGCCAACCCGAGCGGAACCACGATCAATCCCACCAACGCACTCGGCAAGCCGACATTCGGCGCCGGCACCAACGGTTGGCGCTCCGTGTTCAACGGCGACCCGTTCGCTGTGCAGGGCAGCGCGGGCGCGGCCAACGTTGGCTTGATGGGCAAGATTTCCCACGGCTACGACCCGGCGACGGGCCAGTGGCACGCCAACGAAGATCACTCCAACCAAGGAGCACCCATGTCGCTCGAAGACAAATTCGCCCAGATGACCGCCAACGGCTTTACGCCGACCCCGGAACAGCAGGCGCTGGTCGATCAGTTCAAGCAACAGGCGGCAGAGTCGGCCAAGTTCTCGGCCATCAACACCGCGGCATTCGGCGCGATCTCCGATCAGCCGGGTGGCAACACCCCGCAGAAGTGGGCGGCCAATTGGGCGGCCTCGCAGAACGGCAACGACGAGGCGGCCTACAAGGCGCTCGCGGCCAAGGCGCCGTTCGATGAGGTCGCCAACGCGCAGTTGATGGCGCTCAACCAGTATTACGCGACGCTGCCCGATCCGAAGTACGCGGCATTCCTGGCCAGCGGTCAGCCGGGCACGTACGCGGGCGCCAACTTCGCGCCGCCGGAATGGTGGTACGGCGCGAGCGGCGCGCAGCCGTCCGTGGTCGGCACGCCGGGCGCGATCCCCGGTCCGGTCAGCGGCATGGGCCGGAACACTAACGGCAAGCCGTAAGCCGTGCCGGCGCCGCTCGAAACCTTCCTGCGGGCGTACACCTCGGGCGCCAACGTGTTCACGCCCGAAATGCTGGATCACTTCGGCGGTAAGGATGCGCTGTTGTCGGCACTCAAGACGTTCGACCCCAACGCGCAGGCCGTCGACTCGGAATTGAGCGGCGGCGAAGGTGGTAGCGGTGGGATGGGGACGCGCTTCGACTTCGACATCAGCAAGGCGCCCAAGAGCCAGATGGGCACGCTCGGCCTCGATCTGCGCAACAGCAACTTCGGCGAGCTCAAGAACCCGCGCGCGGTGGTTGACGACTCGGCGTACGGCAAGGTGACGAACAGCCGCAACGTCATCAAGCCGTCTGATCCGCTGTGGGTCCACCTGGCCCCGCTTGTGGTGGGCGCGCTGGCGCCGATGGCCGGCGCGGCCTTGGCGGGGACCGGGATCGGTGGCGCTGCGGGCATGACGGCCGCGGCGACCGGCTCGGGCTTGGGTGGCGCTTCTGGACTTCCCGGGTGGGCCACCAACCTCATCGGCAAGGCGCCGCAGTTCGCGCAACAGGTGGCCAGCGGCAACTTCAACCCACTGTCCACTGTGGCATCGCTCGCGCTCGGTCAGGGCGCCAGTGCGTTGGGCATCAATCCGTACCTTGCGAAAACCGCGCTGTCGCTCGGCCAGTTGGCTGCGCGGCGACGGTAAGCCCCTGCGGGCGCGGCCGGGCTCCCCGGCGCTGCACTCCCCGGCAACGTCGCCGGTCGCGTCCGCACTCTTCACTTTTCAGGAGTAACGCATGCCTTGGGATGATGGAATCGAGTGGGGCATCGACGATCCGCTGTACACCGACGATCCGTACGCCAACTGGGGAGGTGGCGCAGGCGGCGACGGCAGCGAACCCTTCAACCCGGACGACCCGTACGCCAATTGGGGCGGCGGTCCCGGCGGTGACGGCACCAGCGGCGGTGATGACACAGGCGGCGGCTTCAACGTCGGCGGCCTCGATCTATCGAAGCTCCTTGGCGCGGGCGGGAGCGCGGCCGGGAACCTCCTGAAGTCGCTCGGCATCATCGGCAAGGACGGTTCGATCGACCTCGGCGCGCTGCTGTCGCTCGGCGGCATCATCGGCGGCGGCATCAGCGCCAACAACGCCACCGGCAAGGCGTCGGCGCAGATGCAGGAAGCGGCCAACAAGGCCAACGATCTGGCCGCGTCGACCATCAACGGCGCGTCGGCCAACTTCAAGCCGTACATCGACGCGGGCGCGCAAGCGGTGGGGAAGATGGCGAGCTTCGATACCTCGCCGTTGGGCGCCAAGTACGTCGCGCAGGGTACGCCGTCGAATCTCGCCGCCAAGTTCTCGTCGGCCCCGATCACGCTCGGCGCCATCGCCGCCCGGAGGTAGCACCGTGAACCTTACCGCACGGCAAGTCGATCTGCTGAACAGCAACGACCCGAAGGACACCGCGGAGTTGCTGTCCTCGCTTGGCGGCGACGAGCAGATGCTGCACCAGCTCAACAACATGTTCGGCCCCGGCGGGCAGTATTACGACCCGCTCAAGTACGGCCACACGTCGCAGCCCGCGCAAGGTTGGAAGATCGGGCAGGACGTGTACCAGGACTACGCCGACGAGATGGTCAAGCAGGGGAAGGGGACCATCGCCAACGGCTACTACGTGCCGAACGGTGCGTCCGGTTCCGGCATGTCGGTGGACCCGTCAACGTCGTGGTCGGGCGTCAATGCCTCGGGCGGATTCACCGGCGGCACCGGAACGGGTGTCCTCGGCCAGAACGGTGTCGTCACCAACGGCAACACGTACACCAACTGGACGCCGCCGGTTACGCCGGGCGCCGTGCCGGCATCGCAGGGCGGGGTTACGCCCGCGTCCCTGATGGCCGCGCTCAATGGCGGCAGCACCGCGGGTGCCGGCATGGCGAGCTCGCTGCATCCGGGTACGCCTCTTCCCATGCCGGGCACCACGGGCAGCACGCCGGGTAGCGCCACCGGCACGCCAACGACGGGAGGCGGCGCAGGTAGCGCGCCGGGCACTACGCCGGGCAGCGCGTCGGGAACACCGACCACTGGCGGCCCCGATCCGGCCGCATCCAACCTGTCGCGCGTGTCGCCCGGCAATCCCATGGATTTCTTCGACGACGCCGGCTACAAGTTCCGGCTCGGCGAAGGTCAGAAGGCCATCGACAACACCGCCGCGGCGCGCGGCAACGTGCTGTCGGGCCCGACCATGAAGGCGCAGACGCAGTACGCCGAAGGGCTCGCATCCGACGAGTACGGCAAGGCATATGACCGCTTCACCAACAGCCGCGACTTCAACGAAAATGCGTACCGCGACACCCGCAACTTCGACAATTCCAACCGCATCGACTCGCGCAACTTCGACAACTCGAATCGGATCGACTCGCGGAATTTCGACAACTCGAATCGGATCGACTCGCGCAACTTCGATTACACGTCGTCGGTCGGTGATCGGAATTTCAACGAGGATCAGCGGCGCTACGACCTGAACACGAATTTGGGGCAGGCGAACGTTGACCGCAATTTCTCGTACGGCACGCTCAGGGATCTGGCTGGGCTCGGCATGAACGGGGCGAACGGCAACTCGACGTTGCAAGCGGCCTTGGCGAACCTCCTGTCGAACAACACGCTGGCCGGTGGCGGCGCGCTGGCCGGCGGCACGGTGGGGGGTTCCAACGCCACCAACGCCATGATCACGCAGCTGCTCAATCTCGTGTTCGGCAATAACCTGGTCAACACGCTCGGAGGCGCAAAGCCGTGATGGGCTTCGATCCGTCGATCCTGCTGGGCGCACAGGGCGTGCAGGTGCCCGATCCGGTCAAGCAGTTCGCGACCACGCTATCGCTGGGCGATCTCGCGCGTCGCGGGCGCATGGGCGATCTCGAGGAGGAGCAAGCGCGCCGCGGGCTCGACGCGCAGAAATCCTACGAGTCGGCGCTGCCTGACCTGGTGCGGTCCAACTTCTCAACCGATGCCATCGTCAACGCGGTGACGACGAATCCGCAGGCGGCCGGCGCGATCCTCAAGGAATCGGACGCCCGCCGCAAGGCGGCGCTTGACCAGCGCAAGACGTCCGCCGACGCGGGTAAGGCGGAGGCCGAGACGCGCAAGATCGACCTGGCGATGGTCGGCGGCATGGCGCAGGCGATCCTGACCAATCCCGGAGCGGGCGCGCGCGACCTCGACACGCTGGCCGGGGTGATGTCGCGCGTGGGCATCGACCCCAACTCATTCGGCGACCGCGGCGGCAATCCGGCTTCCTGGGTCAGGGCGGTGGCCTCGTCGTCGATCGACGCGGCCAAGCAGATCGAGTTGTCGGGCGCGGCGGACACGCGCGCGGAGACGGGGCGGCACAACGTTGCTGCCGAAGGGCTCACGGCCGATCAGCAGCGCGAGGCGGCGCGGCACAATCGGATGACGGAAGAGTTGACGGCGGCAGGCCAAGCGCAGGGCATGACGATCGCGAATATGCAGGATGCCCGCGCGCGCGATCTCGCCACGGCGACGCGCGAGGCGAACCAAGGCAACCGCATCGACTCGCAAACGGCGGCTTTGGCCAAGTTCGTTGATTCCAACGCGCTGCCGAACCTGCTCACCTCGGCCAACGCGCTCGACGCAACGATCCAGAAGTACAGCGGCGTGCGCGATATGCCGGGCGTCGGCATGATCGACGCCAATAAGCCGAATTGGATTCAATCGACCGAGGGCAACAAAGTGCGGTCGCAGATCCAGGCGGTGGCCAACGATCTGCTCAAGCTCTACAGCGGCGGGGCGGTGACGGCAAACGAAGCCGAGCGGCGCGCGACGGAAATGATGGCCTCGGGCACCTTCAACGAAACCGACCTTCGCAACGCCTGGCCACTGGTGAAGGGGCGCATCAACGCGGCCGTCGCCAATGCCCGCGGTGGTTTCTCGCCGGAAGCGATTTCCACGTACGAGCAGCGCGGCGGCATGAAACTACGCCCGATCGGGAGCAACAACCTGCCGACCGTGCGCAGCGACGCCGACTACGAGGCGCTGCCGCCCGGCGCGCAGTACATGGCGCCCGACGGCAACATCCGGAGGAAGAGCTAGTGGGCTGGCGCGACGACCCGGTCGTCACCGCGCAGGCGAGCGGCGGCGGCTGGAAGAGCGATCCGATCGTATCCGCCGCGCCAGCGGTGTCCGCTGCCGACCCCGTGTCCGCCGCGCGCCAAGCCGGCCGCGACGTGGTCACTGGCGCGGACATGGACTCGCGCAACAACTCGTTCACCAACGACCTGGTACGCAACGCGCGCGCGACGGCGGCGACCGCCCTCAACGGCGTCACCTTCGGCTGGGGCGACGAGCTCGCGGGCGCGATCGCCGGCGGCATCGCCAAGCTCACCGGCGCGAAGTACGACGACGCCTACCAGCAGGCGCGCGACTACGTGCGCGGCGTCGTCGACCAGCAGCGCCAGTCCAACCCGATCGCGGCCGCTGGCGGCGAGATCGGCGGCAGCGTGCTCACCGCGCCGCTCGCGGTGCTCAATGCCGTCGGCAAGGGCGGGGCGCTCGCGCGCGCGGCGTACACCGCGGGCACCGGCGCGGCCATGGGCGGCGTGCAGGGCGCGGGCGAGGCCGACACGATGGAGGAGGTGCCGCAGAAGGCGGCCACCGGCGCCGCGATCGGCGGCGTGCTGTCGGCGGCGATGCCGGCCGCCGGCACGGTGCTCAAGGGCGCGCGCGACCAGATCGCGCCGCGCATGTCTGGCAACAGCGCGTACGAGCTCGCGCTGCGCCGCGTCGGGCTCGCGCTGGTGCGTGACGAGAAGACGGGCGAGATCGTCGTCAAGCGGCTGCAGGAGCTCGGCCCCGAGGCGACAATCGCGGACGCCGCCGGCAAGTCGACGCGCGACATGCTCGACACCATGGCGACGCTGCCCGGCAAGACCGGCGACCGCCTCGAGACGCTGATCGAGCAGCGCATCGCTGGGCGGCCGGAGCGCATGGATCCGATGACCAAGGCGCTCAACCCGTCGGGCATCGCCGCCAACGACGCCGCCGCCGCGTTCCAGGCGATGAAGGACTCCGCGGCGCCGCTGTACGCGAAGGTCGAGGGCGCGCCGATCCAGATCAACGAGCGGCTGGCCGAGATCGCGCAGCGCCCGGACATGATGCGCGCGATGGAGAAGGCGCGCGTGCTGGCCGGCAACGAGGGGCGGCCGTTTGCCGGCGATGTCCCGACCACGCTGCGCGACTGGGACTACGCCAAGCAGGCGCTCGACGACACCATCGAACGGCTGCTTAAGAACAACGCCAACAACGAGGCGCGAGCGGTCGTCGGCATGAAGAACGAGCTCCTGCGCGAGCTCGACGGCCAGACGGGCGGCGCGTACAAGGCGGCTCGCGACGCGTTCGCCGGCCCGGCGGCGATGGAATCGGCCATGACCGCCGGCAACAAGGCACTGTCCATGAGCGGCGCGCAGATCGCGGTCGAGACGTTCGGCCTCTCCGCGTCCGAGATGATGGCCTTCCGGCTCGGCGCGGCCGAGGCGCTACGGCAGAAGGTGGGGCGCCAGGCGGGGCAGACGGAGATAATGAATCTCTGGAAAAACCGCGAGCTGCGCGACACCCTGGGCGCGATCTACGGCAGCGAGGCCGAGTTCGCCAAGGCGCAGCAGCTCATCAGCAACGAGGCGACGCTCAAGAAGCTCGAGAGCGCGGGGCGTGGATCGCAGACGGCGTCGCGCGAGGCGCGCGTCGAAGACCTCAACGCCGGCGTCGCGGAGGACGTCTTGCACGCGGGCACGGCGGCGCTCACCAAAAATCCGTTCGGCGCGATCACCGCGGCGCGCTCTCTCGGCGGTCGCCTTGGCACGCCGGAGGCGGTGCGCGACGAGATCGGCCGGATTCTCATGCTGCGCGGTCCCGAGGCCGAGCAGCAGCTGCAGAAGCTATTCCACACCATCCGCGCCATGCAGGAAGGCAACTCGCGCGCGGCCGCCATCGAAGGCGTCCTCGGCTCCTCCCTCATCAATCCCTGACGAGATATGGCAACCAGCCCCTTCGCCTTCCCCCTCGGCGTCCCGATCTTCCGCTGGTTCGACAACAACGGGCTGCCAGCGGCGTCGTACCAACTGCAGACGTACGCGGCCGGCACCGCTACGCCGCTCGCGACCTACCCGACGTATGCGGACGCGATCGCGGGCACCAACCCGAACGCCAACCCGGTCGTGCTCGACGCGAACGGGGCGGCGCAGGTGTGGGTGCAGGCGGCGTTCTACAAGCTCGTGATGATGCTGCCGGTCGCGGCCGGCGGCGCCACCGTGTACACGCAGGACAACGTGCCTGTTGCCTTCGGCTACCCGCAGCCATACCCAACGGAATGGGTGCGTGAGGCCAACACGCTGGCCTACGTGAGCGCCAACGCCTTGAACGTCATGGGCGTGGACGTGACGTCCATCTACCACACGGGGCGGCGGATCAAGGCGCAAGTCACCGCGGGCACGGTGTACGGTACGGTCAAGTCCTCGTCGTTCGCGGTCAACACCGGCGTCAATATCCAATTCGACTCGGGCGGCACGCTCGACGCGGGGCTATCGGCGCTCAACTACGGGATCATCTCGTACGCGAGCCCTTCCTATCTCGATCCTCGTACAGCTCTGTCGGTCAAGCTGACGGCGAACCAAACCGGCTTCGCTGCGGCGACCAAGCTTGCCGGGTGGACGGTGGAGCTCGACAGCAACAACGAGTGGAGCGCGGCGAACAACCGTTGGGTGTGCAACTACCCCGGTAAGTACATCGTCGAGTTCCAATGCGAGTTCCTGGACACCGCGGCCGGCGCAGCGGTGACGCCGCAAATCTACAAGAACGGCTCGTCAGTGCGGCAGGCAGCTTCCCGGGCGTTCTCGACGGTCAGCAACATCACGTCGGCCGTCGTGCGTTACGTGTTCACGGCGACCAACAACGACTTCATCGAGGCATTCGTGCTGGGCACCGCGGCGACTACGGTGCAGGGCACCAACGGCACCGTCATGACCATTGTGAGGCTGCCGTAATGCCGGTGGAGGGGTGGGACGGCGAGGATCGCCGCAAAGAACAGCGGTGGCACGTCGGGAAGGAGATCCCGCTTGTCCTTCTGTTCGGGCTGCTCGTGCAGACTGGTGGCGGCATCTGGTGGGCGGCGTCGCTGTCGGCCAAGATCGACGCGGCGATCGCCACCATCTCCGAGTTCAAGGCCGAGCGGTACACCAAGGACGATGCGCGGCGCGACCGCGAGTTGTTCCTGTCACTAGTGGAACAGCAGCGGCAAGCGGACCGGGAGCACGAGCGGCGCATCACGTCGGCGGAAGAAGCCTTGAGGATGCGCCGATGACGCCCTCCACTGCGTTGGTTGAATTCGTAGGAGCGTGGGAGGGTTTCGAGCCGAAGGCGTACCGCGACGGCGGCGGTGTGTGGACGCTCGGCTTCGGTCGTACGCTCGGCGTCGGCCCGGGTGACACGGTGACGTTATCGCAAGCCAGAGAATGGTTGCTTGCGGACCTGACACGGCACGCCGAAGGGCTGTCCGAGTTCATGAAGCGCGAGCCGAGCCAACAGCAATTCGACGCGCTGGTGTCGCTGGCCTACAACTGCGGCGTGCAGGCGGTTGGAACCTCGGGGACCATGCGTCGGTTCAACGCCGGCAACGACGCGGAGTGCGCCGATCGCTTCCTCTTTTGGGACTTGGACAACGGCGTCCACGTCCCCGGCCTGCTCAAGCGGCGCAAGGCGGAATGGGCCATCTATCTCGACGGCGACTACACGGGCAAGCCGTGAGGGCATGGGCGAGATTCTGGCGCGCGTTCGACCTGGCGCGCCTGGTCCCGCGCGCGGTCCTCGGCGTCTACCTGTGGCACGCGCTACAGGTGTCGCAGTGGTTCCTCGCGCTCAAAGACCCATCGGCCGCGCAGGCGAGCTATCCCGCCGTGGTGTGGGGCGTGCTGCCGCTGCTCTTAAATTTCTACATGGCCAACGGTGTGAAGTGGGAACCTCCGCGCACGACACCAAAGCCCGACGAGGTAGACGACAAATGATGCAACGCGGATTCGTGGTTCCGGTCATGCTCATTGTGTACGCCGTCGCGGCGCTCGCGTTCCTCGGCACCGTCGCCATGGTCAAGCACAAGGTCGAAAATTGGTGCAACACCGCCTGCAAGGAGGCGCGCGCCGAGCGGGACACGCTGGCCGCAGAGAAAAAGGAAGCCCTCCGCAGGGAAGCGGCGATTGCCACATTGTACGGCCAACAGGTCGCGGCCACACAAGCCGCTGAAAGTCATCGAGACGAGGTGCGCCATGACACGTTTACGCCACTCCGCAACCGCGCTGTTTCTTTGGGCGCTGGCGTGCGGGTTCCTGCTGACGCTGTGCGCGTGCTCGCCGACGCTACCAGTCAAGCCAACGCTGCCGGCACCCCCGCCGGCCCTGACCAAGCCCCTGCGACCCCTGCCGGCCCCGCCGACAGTGCAAGCTTTGTTGCATGGTTCGTGGACGTGGCCGAAATCCACGCCGAATGCCGCGACCGCGTAGCGGCTTGGGAGTCGTTTTATCGCGGCCTGCGCGCCGCTACGGAGGCACCGCTTGAGCAAATTCACTGACACGGCGCAATCCGCGCTGACTTGGGCCGACGCGCACCGCAAGGTGGTCGCCGTCGCGCTCGCACTGCTTGTTGGCATCCTCGTAGGAGTCATGCTGTGACCGATGACGGAACCTTTCCCTGTCCCATCAAGTGGACGCAGCAATCCACACTCTCATCCTTCGTGGGCGATATGGACGCGCGCGGGCATTCGGACCTGATCCCGATCGAGGTGCGCCAGCTCGCCGGCCGGATCAACTTCTACGCCGACCAGGCCAAGCCGCATGATGCGCTTGAAGCCTTCCGCGCGCGGCTCAAGGTCGGCCAGCTATGCGCGTGGGCGCTCTGTACGGACGCGGAGCGCACGGCGCTGGGCGCGATCTACGATCCGGCCACCGTGGTGCTGTACGTCCAGTGGTACGCGGCGGGCAGCGGCGGCGGGATCAACGTCAATGAACAAGCCTACGGCACCGGATACCGCTTCTGGTCGATCCAGGCGAACGGCTGGGTACCGGATGTGGACGGCAGCGGCGATGCCTACGTGGCGTGGCTGTGCGCGCAGCCGCCGGGGCGCGCGGTGCCGGGGCCGTTCCCCGCATGACGGCGGATCGCATCGAGGTGGTACCGGCCAAGCGCGGTCAGTTCGTTTGGCACTTCGTCGCGGCCCAGCGACTCCCACTTCCGCGGCTTCCCGCCGTGGTCGTAGTACCAGACCGCGCCCTTACGACGGAGATTTTTCACCGATCCGCTCCCACCGTGGGCTGCTATTTCTCGCCGGTCCGGCCTTGCCGTCAAGCGCATCCGCCCGGACGAGCGGTTCCCCATCGGCGGCGGGGGCGAACCGAATGCCCATGCGGGCGAGCGCCCGCCGCTGGGCCGAGAACTTGACCCGCTTGGTCAGGCGCTCGACCTCGGAGCGGGGGAGGAAGGCGCTCACCCGTCTATCTCCCGCGCCCGCTCGTCGCCCATAGCGCGGATACGTTCGGCGATTCGTTTGCCGGTGGCATAGCACTTGTATCTGTCCGGCTCTCCCGCATCGTCGGCAATGCTCGCCGCCCGCTCCCGCCCCTCGCGCAGACCGGCGGCGCGCCCAGCCTCATATGCGAACATGGCTTCTCGCGTAATCGGCGAGCGATAGCGTCCATGGTCGTCGCGCCCGAAGTAATAACCGAACGGTGCGCCCCACGCCTCAAACGCTGCCCGCTCATCCATGGTCTATCTCCCGCGCCCGCGACCGGATGGCGGCGGCGCAAGTGTCAGCCTCTTTCTTGGCGCCCCGCATGGTGTCCGCAAAGTACCGGGTAGATGCGTCCGACTCTAGGCCATCGCAGACGATCGCCCGGTCGTCGCACACCTTCGCTGCGTCCTCTAGCGCCAAGCGAGCGGCGGCTATGGCGAGGCGTTCGCGCGTCAGATACTCGCCTGTTGCATCCGTCGCATTGGCATCAACCGCCAGCGCCAGCAACCGCTCGCGCAGCGTCATGAGCCGTCGCCGAAGCCGTCGCCGAAGCCGTCGCCGAAGCCGTCGCCGGAGCCGTAGCCGGAGCCGAAGCCGTCGCCGGAGCCGTAGCCGGGGCCGTAGCCGTAGCCGGAGCCGTAGCCGTAGCCGGGGCCGTAGCCGTAGCCGGAGCCGTAGCCGGAGCCGGAGCCGTAGCCGTCGCCGGAGCCGTAGCCGTCGCCGGAGCCGTAGCCGTCGCCGTCGCCGTCGCCGTAGCCGGAGCCGGAGCCGTAGCCGTCGCCGTAGCCGGAGCCGGAGCCGTAGCCGTCGCCGGAGCCGGAGCCGTAGCCGTCGCCGGAGCCGGAGCCGTAGCCATAGCCGGAGCCGTCAAGTGTTAGAGTGCGCCAGTCCATTTGTCGGCCTTCGCGTCAATGATGCTGATGACCGCGCGCATCGGGGCGCGCACGTTGCCGACCGCATCCAGTTTTGTATCCTTGGTCGGGCCGTTAACGAGTTCGCCAAGCCCTTTCGTCGTGCCCCACACGCGAATGTTCTTCGCGTTCTCGATCAGGCACCAATCGCCGTCCACGGTGACGTTACCGACATAAACGAATCCGCGATCCAACACGACGATGGCGGTGCCTTGCAGTACGCATTTCGCTTCCATAGTTGCTCCTGTTGTGCCGCGGTTGCGGCGATTGATTGATAACGCAGCGTCACTTGCCACCTCCCGCCGCCGCCCGCGCTGCGTCGATTTCGGTCTTGGCGCGAGCGGCAATGCCGATAAACTCCCATGCCCGGCGCGCGTGGAATCGGTTCTTGGTTTCCTCGTCGTCGCCGCAGACCATAGGCAGGCTCATCCCCGCCAGTGCGATTTCCGTTAGCGCGTCGTGCGCCGCCGCGAGCGCCGCCTGCGCCGCAGCGAGGGCGTGATTAGCACGGTCGCAAGCGTCGGCCCATTCCTCTGCTTTTTTGTCGGCTGCGTCCCGTTCCGCGCGCAGGGCCGCGAGGACAGCGCGAGCGGCTACCGCGCACTCCTGCCAGCCGACAAGGAACGGGGTCCACAAGTAAATGTGTTTGGCGCGCGATGCGCTCGGGTATTGCGCACGGAATGCGATCATCGCCGCATCATCCCCGAGATCATCGACCGGCGCGGCGGTCGGCTCGGGCGCGGGCGGGGCGGCGATAATGGCAACACCCGCGTTATAAGCGTCCGACAACCGTTGCTCGCCGTCGAAGTGCGACACGAGCGGCGAATCCTTGATGGCCGCCACCAACTCTTGCAACGCCTCGCGCTCGGTCATGGCGTGCCTCGTTTCATCCGCTTGACGACACCGCGCAGCGCGGCATTGGAGCGAGCCAGCGAATCAATCGTGCGCTGCTTGTCCTTCGCCCGCGACTCCCAAAAGTCGCGCGCGTTGCGCACCGTGTCATAGCTCGACGCCATCTTCTCGACCGCATCGGCAATGCGCAGTAGCGCGCCGATTTTGATCTGTTCGATGGTCAACGGTTCGGGGTCGCTCGTTCCCCAATTCTTGCGCGACTCGTCGGCGTAGCTTCTATGCGTCATGGCGTGCTCCCATCCATCATCGAAGCCGCAAGCTCCAGCGCGTTGCGATAGTTCTTCGCGTGCTGGTTCGTCCCGTGCGTGTCCATGACTTTCATCAGGAACGTATCGGAGTCACCGTAGAAGCATCCCGTTTGCAGGCGCAATCCCTTGTCGGTGCGGAACACGGTCAGCGTGTCTTGCCGCGATCCAATGGGGCCGATTTGAATAACAGCGTTCTGTCCGGTGATTGCGGCGTCTTGGAGTTTCGCGCCGCGCAAGTCCGCGCTGCCCAAGTACGCGCCGCGCAAGTACGCGCTGGCTTTCACCGCTGCGACAACCACAT